TAAGGCGCTAGCACTAAGGAAATGGGATTGTTAAATGGCTAACAAAACTTACTTACAACTTGTTAACGATGTCCTTATTCGTCTACGTGAGAACGAGGTTACATCCGTTACTGATACATCCTACTCAAAGCTAATCGGTAAGTTTGTTAACGATGCTAAGAGGCAGGTAGAGGACGCATACAACTGGAATGCTCTGTCAGAGACTATTACTGTTGCTACCTCTGCAGACCTATTTAACTATGTACTGACTGGTGCTGGTATTCGCTTCCGTGTCTTTGATGTGATTAATGACACCAGCAACTGGTTCCTAAACAACGCCTCCACTATGGAGATGGATGAGTGGTTCCTAGTAGATACGCCTGAGAAGTCTGCTCCTCGCTACTATAACTTTAACGGTGTAGACTCCAATGGAGATACGCAGGTAGACTTGTATCCCATTCCTAATGGCGCATACAACATTAACTTTAACTTAATTAAGCCTCAAGACGAGTTAAGTGCTAACGCTACACAGCTTAAAGTTCCTGCTGAACCTGTCATCTTCTTAGCCTACGCAAAGGCTTTGGCAGAGCGTGGAGAAGACGGTGGCCTAGCCAGTTCAGAGGCTTATGCGCTGTATCAGACCTCCTTAGCAGATCACATTGCTATTGAAGGAAACAAATATCCTGATGAGTTTATTTGGGACGCTACTTAATGGCTGCTCAGACGCTAACCGCTAGTATTGCTGCACCAGGATTCTTTGGATTAAACATCCAAGAGTCTGCAGTATCGTTGTCTTCAGGCTTTGCGCTTGAGGCTAACAACTGCGTTATTGATCGGTATGGTCGTATCGGTGCTCGTAGAGGCTGGACACCAGTGAACACGGCTGTCAATACTGACCTTGGTGCTGCTAATCCTGTTCAGTTCATGTTTGAATTGACAGACAACGGAACTACTCAATTCATTAGTGCTGGTAACAATCGACTGTTTACTGGCACTACAACGATGACTACGGCTAATGTCCGTAATCAACCTAACAATGCTAATCTGACTTATACAATTACTGGTAACAACTGGCAAGCTGCTGCTCTTCCTTACGGCGATGGTACTGCTGCAGAACCTCATGCATATTTAGTACAATCAGGACATCCAGCTTTAGTATATCACCGTTTGGCTAATCCAGGTACTGGCGCTACCTTCTCAGTAACTACTGTGTCTAGCGGAGTTATTACTGCTCTGTCTGTTACAGCGGCTGGTAGTGGATACAATGTAGGTGATATCCTTACTCTGTCTGGTGGCACAACTGCCGCTACTGTGACTGTTGCTACACTATCTGGTACTGGAATTGCTACCGTAACTATTACTACTGGAGGTGCAGGATACAGCAACGGTAACGCACTAACCAGTACTGTAACCACTATTATAAACCCACACTCACACGCTGGTTCTTACGGCTTCCAAAGACTTGGAGACATCGGTACTATACCTCTTGGGTATTCAGTTGCAGACTTCTCACCTAACTGCGCTCTTGCTGCCTATGGTCGTATTTGGATGGCAGATATTACAGGAGATCCTCAGACAGTTTACTTTAGTCGTTTACTTGACGGATCAGACTTCCAAGGTGGTGACTCAGGTTCTCTGTCCTTAAATGCAGTATTTCCTAATACGGACAAGATAGTCGCTATGGCGGCTCATAACGGCTTCCTGATTATCTTTGGTCGTAACAACATCGCTATCTACAGCAATCCTATAGATGTTACTATTATGACTCTGGTAGACTACATTCCTAATGTGGGTTGTGTAGCTAGGGACTCTGTTCAGAACACTGGTACGGATATTATCTTCTTGTCTGATGCTGGTGTGCGTAGTCTACAGCGAGTGATTCAGGAGAAGTCTCTACCTATGCGGGATATCTCCAAGAATGTTCGTGATGACCTGATGACCAATGTAGCCTCTGAGACAGTCACCAACATCAAGTCTGTCTACTACGAGCGAGATGCCTTCTACCTGTTGGCTCTTCCTACTACCAAGTTTGTCTACTGCTTTGACATGAGAACACCTCTGCAGGATGGGTCTGCTAGGGTCACTACTTGGACCAACATTGAGCCTAGGTCGTTTGTTGTCACCAATACCAAGGACCTCTACATCGGTAAGCCTGGGTACATCGGTAAGTACTTTGGACACACAGACAATACTGCTAACTATCGCTTTAGCTACTACACCAACTACTTCGACTTTGATAAACCTACCGTAGAGAAGATCCTGAAGCAGGTTGGATTTGTGGTTATTGGAGGTTCTAACCAGGATGTGGCTGTAAAGTGGGGATTTGACTACAACGAAAACTTCTTTGCTTTTACGAAAAAACTTGACACAGCGGTAGTTTACGAGTATAATATAGGTGAGTACAATATTGCTGAGTTCTCAGACGGTATTGTATTGGATAAGTTTAAGATCCAGGCTGGTGGCACAGGCGCTGTTATGCAGATCGGCTTAGAAGCAGAGATCAACGGTAACCCAATTTCAATCCAGCGTATTGATGTGTATATTAAACAAGGAAAAACAGTATGAGTAAACGTTGTGCTGATTGTGGAATAATTAAAGAAAACTCTTTATTTCACAAAAACACACAACAAAAAGATGGTTATAGTTGCTACTGTAAGAACTGTTCAGTTACACGGAATAAAAAGAAATATAATAAAGCATCTAAAGACCATGAGTGGAAACTAAAACAAACATTAAAAGCAAGTAAACAAAGAGCAGAAAAACAAGGACTTGAACACACGCTGACATTAGATGATTTGTATCAACTATATCCTATTGATAATAGATGTCCAATATTAGGAATAGTTTTAGTTTGGGGTTTTCCTAAAGATTCTAGTCCAAGTTTAGATAGAATAGATTCAAATAAAGGATACACATACGAGAACTGTCAAATCATTTCTAATAGAGCAAATAGAATTAAAGCAGATGCTACTGTTAACGAACTTGAATTACTTGTAAAATATTTGAAGGAGATTTAAATTGTCAAATTATACGAAAGCCACCAACTTTGCTGCTAAGGATTCTCTGCCTAGCGGTAACTCAGGTAAGATTATTAAAGGTACAGAGATTGATACCGAGTATAATGCTATTGCGTCTGCTATCTCTTCTAAGGCAGATACGGACAGTCCTACCTTTACTGGTACGCCTCTAGCACCTACTCAGGCTACTGCTACAACCAGCAACACTCAGATTGCTACCACTGCCTTTGTACAGGCTGCTATTGCCGCTGCTAATGTTGTTCCTGCAGGTACGATTGTTCTCTGGTCTGGGTCTGTAGCAAGTATCCCAACTGGTTGGGTTTTATGTAACGGATCTAACAGCACTCCTGACCTTCGTAATCGCTTTGTTGTTGGTGCTGGTTCTACCTATGCTGTAGGAGCTACTGGTGGTTCTGCTGATGCAATTACTATTGCACACACCCACACTGGTACTACTGTATCTGCAGGCGATCACAACCATACGATATCTTTAAGTAACCAAAGCAATCAAAACGGTACTGTATCTGGTGGTGGAACTGTTCCTGCAACGTCTTCTTCGACAGGAACTACATCAACTGCTGGAGCACACACCCACACCTTTACCACAGATTCTACTGGTTCATCTGGCACTAACGCTAACCTGCCGCCGTACTATGCGTTGTGCTACATTATGAAGACCTGATGTATAAAGTAATACCAATAGCAAACGAAAGTAATTTAAAGTTTAACTGTACGCAATGTGGACTGTGCTGTAAAGCACTTAATTGCCAATACTTAACAAAAGACAATTTATGTTCGATTTACGAAACTAGACCACTAATATGTAACATTGATGCTGGATACGAACTACACAAAGATAAGATGACAAAGAGGGAATGGTTTATGTTAAACGAACAATATTGTAACATTTTACAGGCACAGGAGAAATAACATGGCATGGCCTATTGTAGCCGCTGCTGGCGCAAATTTACTCGGTAGTTATCTTTCTGGCAGATCTGCTGAACGAGCCGCTAGAACATCCGCTGATGCACAAATTGAAGCAGCTAATAGAGCCGCTGCAGCTAGTGCATTTAGGCCAGTAGGGGTTTCTACTCGGTTTGGTACTTCACAGTTTCAGATGGGAACTGACCAGTACGGTAACCCTATTGTAACTAGTGCAGGCTATACAGCTTCTCCAGAGGTTCGTGCCTATCAAGACAGATTAGCTGCTTTAGCTGGTCAAGGTCTTGGTGAAGCAGAAGGCGCTCAAGCATTCGGAATGCCTCTGCGAGAGGCTGGTCAGAGGCTGTTTGGTCTTGGTGCTGGTTATCTAGCAGAGTCTCCAGAAGCCGCTAGACAACGTGCATTTGGTATGCTTCAGGATGTACGCAGACCTGAACAAATCCGTGAAGAGAACAGGTTAGCCGCTACTGCATTTGGTCGTGGTCGTGCTGGTGTGAACATTGGTGGTGCAGGACAGCCTGAGTTGTTTGCTCTTGCTCGTGCTAGAGAAGAACAGCGCGCTCGTGATGCTTTGGCAGCAGAACAACTTGCTCAACAGCAGATTGGCTTTGGTGCTGGATTGTTTGGTACTGTTGCTGGTCTTGAGTCTACTCGCCTTGCTTTACAAAGTACAGCATTGTCACCGTTTATGACTGCTTTTGGCGCTCAACAGTCTCTAGAACAGGCCGCAATGCAACCGCTTGAAATTGGTACTCAACTCGGCGGTCGTAATGTTAATGTGGCTGGTTCTAATGCTATGTTACAAGGTGGGTTAGGAGCCGCAAGAACACAACTACAAGGTAGTTTAGTTGGTCCTTCTCTTATGGCAGAAAGCGCATCAAGAGTTAATTATGGACAATTGTTTGATCGTCTTATGGGACAGCGCACAGCCCCTGGTGTTAATGTGTCTGGTTTTGGGTTTAGTGGTCCTCAACTAACTGCAGAACAGGCATCAAGTTGGTGGGGAGGAGAACAGTTTCAACCTCCTGCTCCAACACTTCAACCAACTTTATTTAATGCTGCTGGTGATTGGTGGGCTTAACTTTTTACTTTAGGAATTAAATATGGCTATCGAATCTTTATTTGGACCTTCTGTAGCAGACATACAAGAACTTCGTAGACGACAAGCAGAAAGTGAAATTGCTGCTTCTGGTCAAGAGTTTGGTGTCTTTGCTCCTTTGTATCGTGCTGGTAGCCGCTTTGGAAGACAGGCTACTGAAAGTCTTTTGGGCACACAAGACCCAATGCTAAAGAAAGCTACAGATATTCAGTCTGTTTTATCTAAGTACCAAGGACAAGATTTAACAAGTAGCGAAACATTAAAAAATATCTCTGGTGAATTAGCCAATCTTGGGTATTCAAATGAGTCCGTACTTGCGGCAAGAGAATCACAACAAGCTAGGGCAAGAGAAGCAGCATTTCGGAAGTCTGCAATAGAAGAACAAAAGGCTTTACTATCTACAGCACAAGAACTTCAGCTTCGTCAAGAATTAGCTGCTTTAGGTCCTAATGCAACTGAAGACCAAGTTTTAACTGTTGTTACTAAGTACGGTACTCCAGATAAAATTTTAGCTGCTCTTACTTCGGCACAATCCCGTAGAGCACAATTAGCACAGCAGCGTGAGATTGCTGATATGCGTCTTGATCTACAAAGACAAGGTTTAGCTTTGCGTAGAGATATTCAAGATACTAAAATTGTAGAAAAAGATGAGAAAAAACAAGCTGCTGCAGAAGGAGCTATTGCTAATGCAGGACGAGTTATTTCAACCGTTACTGAGGCCAAGCAATTAGTTGGTCCGTTTACTGCTGGTGTTGGTGGATACTTGGCTGTTCTTCCTTCTACTGATGCTCGTAAGTTACAGAATAAACTAACAACAATTAAAGCAAACCTTGGCTTTGATCGTCTACAACAAATGCGTGATGCTTCTCCGACTGGTGGCGCATTAGGTCAGGTTGCTGTTCGAGAGATTGAGTTTTTACAATCTACTGTTGCATCACTTGACCAGCTTGAGTCTCCTGCTGATATTACTGCTGCTTTGAATAAGATTGAACAGCATTATACAAATTGGAAATCAGCACTAGAAGGAAAACTTCCTGCAAGTTATCAAGCAGGTGGGGGAGCATCTGCAGTGCCTGCCGCACCTCAAGGACTTCCGTCTGGGGTTACTGTTAGACAAGTACGATAGGGATAAATAATGCCGACTTATCAAATTACAATACCAGG